CACATATGGGGCTGATTGATAAGCTGTTGGGCTGTCCATTATTGGAGATTACACGCTCTTACTGGGCAGCAAAATTGAATACTGGCGAATGGGTAAGCGAGGCCCGCTTTGTCCATGACTGGCGCAAAGGGGAAAAGCGTCGCATCGATTGGATGGATGATATCGTGGCGACCGGGGATTGCAAAAGAATCACGGAGCTATGGTTGCTCTGCCCACCATCAGGTACTTCCCCAATGGGAAATACAGCGCGTCTGCCCATCACGCGACCTGGCTCTGCCTTTCAATTCAAAGTAGCAACGCATGATACCGCTGGTATTGGTGGCCCTGGCCGACGTACCCAGCAGGCCCACATCATTGGACGTGTGGAGAACGCTGACGGCGATTGCACCTGTTTCATCTGGGACCCTATTCAAGATGGGTTGCTCACGCCAGAATCAAAGATCTACGACACGCAGACAGGGCATATCAGGGTCGATGTAGAAGGGGCGGCCATCTTTGCCGGGAAAACAAACGTCAACCGCTTTCACTCCTGGCGACCATCGCTGGCTCCCATCGGCCAGCTTGCACTTGACCGTATAGGAGTAACGCTTTAAGAAAGGACCTTTCACATGGCAACATTTCTTCCGCTTAATCAGGCAAACATTAACCTGGCGCTCCAGAACGATTCTCAGACACTGAGGACACACATTAGCTGGCTTGAAGAGCGCGTGGAGGCGTACAACGAGCTGACGACGACGGCGATGACTGCCGCCGGTATCACTGACCCCAATGTGCAAAACGCCATATTGGCGTTTATTGCGGACATCAACCGCATGCATCAGTACGCGACCGGGACGCCACAGGCAGTGGCGGCTGACATGCGTTTTGATATCGCAGCCATTTTGGGTGTCCTGTGAGTGAAGAGAAATAGAGCGTAATTGTGACGATACTATACGGGTCTAATGTAGCAAACGGCACACTCAGCACTGCTAGTACGATGAGCGCCAACACTGGCGGAACGGAAACATCAGCCACAACGACCGTGACCGGAACAAACGTGTGGGTTGAGGTGGTGAGTCGTGCTGCCACATTAGCATCCGTTTCCTCTATCGGTTCACCGTCAGGCAAGGGGTGGGCATTTGCCCCTGGTGCTGGGCAATTTGCGCTCGGCAACTGGTCTGCGAGCGTTACGCTTTCGGCCTCGGCACCTGGAACCACAGACATCACCATACGCTTCTATCGGTATTCTTCTGGCGTCTATAACGCTATTGGCTCGATCAACAAGACTGGCGTGGTCGGAACGAAGACCACGTACAGTTTTACCGCGACCTCTATGCCCGCGACGACGTTCGGTGCATCAGACCTGCTCTATGTGGACCTCTGGTGGCATGACACCAGTGGTGCCGACGATAATCCAGTCGTCTTCGAGTCGAACAGCGCAACCGCTGGCGTTGTCAACGACATGATGGTGACGACCAGCACCTTCACCGCTGCGACGCTCACCACCAAAGACACCACCTGGCGTGCTCCACTCTCAAAATCAGCGGCCAAAGACACGACGTTTCGCGGGGTACTTGCTAAGAATACAGCCAAAAACACGGCGTGGCGCGGCAACATCGGTCATACAGCGCTCCATGATAGCACCTGGCGTGCGGTGTTATCTGCTATAGCGGCCAAAAACACGGCGTGGCGCGGAAGCGTGTCGAATGTCGCTCGGAAAGACACCAGATGGCGAGGCAATATTGCCCATCCCGTTTTTAAGGACACGACGTTTCGCGGGGTGCTGTCCGCTGTAGGCCGGAAAGATACCGCGTGGCGCGGCAAGGTTGGACATCTCGCCGCTCATGACACAATCTACCGCATTAATATTTCTTCGTGGATTCTCTCCGGCAAATTTGGCGTGTTCGCTTCAGGGACAGGGACAGCATCATTTAAGAATTTCAGAGCCACTCAGTATCCCGATCCTGCCTTGAGTCTTGCGCCTGTGCTCGATCGGCTCGGTAGCTCTTCGATATCGTGGAACGCCAACACTGCCACAGGCACAACAGTAGGCATGAAAACGTCGCTGGATGGCATCAATTTTTCCAGCGGCACCAATGGCGGGGCTATCCCTGGCCTCACCGGGCAGGCCGATCCCGTCATCGATCTGTGGACATCGAACACCAGCGCCAACTATACCAACACGTCGAAGAGCGGTGGTAGCGTGGCGACCGTTACCTATGACACCGCCAATAGCCGTATCACGCTCTCCGGTGGCCCTGGCGGCCTCTATCTCAACAGTGCCATCATCGATGACGATATAGACCTCATTGCTGACCTGGATGAGAGCGATGCGGGCGGCCTGGTCTGGCGGTTTGTGGATAGCTGTAACTACTATGAACTGGGCTGCTACGATGATAGCTCAACGGGCGGCTTTACAAGTCAACTGCGGCTCTACAAAGTGCTGGCCGGGACGCGCACGCTGCTCGGATCTGCTAGCGCGGTGACGTGGCATCGCAACACACAAGGCTACTCGCCCTACAAGCGTATCCGTGTAACGATGCTCGGCTCTATCATCACGGTCTATTTCGATGGCACCGTGATGCAGACCTATACCGATGCGTCACCTCTCAGTGCTGGCAAGGTCGGTTTGAGAAACGACGGGGGGACATCTCGCTACTACCAATTGAGAGTGCAGCAGCAGGGCGACTATGTGAGCGGCACGCCTGCTGGCGATGTCGTCACTGGTAAATTCGTCTATCTGGAGCAAGACTTGAGCACGACTGATCCATCAGCTGGCCCGCAAGTCCTGGACACAACGCTCTCGGCACGATCGCCGAACGTTGCAACTGGCGCACTCATCCCCCAGCTGCACGATCCGACGAAGCCCTTCGCCACGAAATACAGCGACGAAATGAATTCGCTTGCTCAGTCATCTGGGGACTACTGGTGGGACGTGGACCAGGACACCGGTGAGACGCTTTTTGCAGGCCGCGAGGCACAGCCAGCGCCATTTATCCTCTACAGCACAGACTTTCTCAACAAACCAGCAACGCAGTCGGCAGGTGGCACATCAGGCGTACAACCAACGAATAGCGCCGATACCTACCGCAACCAACAGATCGTCACCAACACGATCAGTCTTGTGACGGTGACTGGTGAGGAGAAGATCGCGAATGGGACTGATACGTCGTGGAACCTTGCCTATCCACTCTATAGCGCTCCTACGATCACCGTCGGCGGCGTTGCGAAGACTGTTGGACAAAAAGGGATCGATACCGGCAAAGACCTGTATTGGCAGCCTGGGAATAACACAATTTCCCAGGACAGTGGCGCGGCAAAGATCCCGAACGGCTATGTCTTCAGCTTCTCCTATGTCGGTCAGTATGCCGATCAGGTCATTGAAAACAACCTCGCTGAGCAAGCAGCACGCAAGGCTGTCGAGGGCGGGACCGGCATTGTCGTAGACATCGTGGACGGTCAGGGGATGCTCAGCAGCAATGCAGTGACCTATGCGCAAGGCTTGCTCGCACGCAATGGCAACAACGATACGGTGTCTTTGGTTGGCACCACGACGCGGCCAGGATTGCAGCAGGGGATGGTGGTGCCGGTGTTTCTGCCTGAGTTCGGTCTCAATAATAGGCAGCTCTTAATTATGAAACTTACTACATCAGGCTATCAAAAGGCTGATGGCACGACACTCTATGAATACACGATCACGGCGACCGATGGCCCCAACCTGAGCAACTGGGCCAGCGCAATAGGGCTATAGAAAGGAGGAGGCATGTCACTGATTCAGATTGTCAACACGATCTTAGTATTGAGTTTGCCGCCTTTGATAGCAATCTGCTATGTCTTTGCGCAATTTGTCATTCAACGCTTTCCAGAGCCGCAGCGTAAGGCGTTGAAGCAATATGCGGGTCAGGCAGCCAGATATGTCGAGTATCAACACCCGGAAGCTGGAGCTGACAAAAAGACGTTGGCGATTGCCTACGCTACCGATATGTTTCGACTCTCAGGCCGACCTGTGCCGCACGATGATATGGTAGAAATTTCCGTTGGCGCGGCTCTCTACGAATTAGCACGACACAATGGGTAGAATCATGGATCTCCTCTCTCTGCTCTCAAACGGGGTAGGCTTCATTAGTCTCGGAGTCACCCTGGTCTTAGCGTATTTTGCCGTGAAATCCGGCAAGATGCAGACGGCAAATACGGCACAAGGGAGTGCCATTGCTGCCATGAAAGAAGAAATGGAGATTCTGCGCTCACGAGTCGCCGATGGCGAGAAGCGCGTCGCTGAAGCGGAACGGAAAAATACCCGACTCGAACTAACTATCGGGACCATCTGTGAAGCGCTCAAGCTGCGCGGGCTGGTCATCACTATCCAGGGAGAGATCGTCAACATTCAAGATGTCAATGGATCAACGACCACACGAATACACAGTATAAAGAATGAAAAAGATGCTTGAAACGCTGCAAGTCACCGTGATTATGTCTATTGTGGTGTTTTGTCTTATCCGTATTGATCTCTATCGGGAAAAGAGGAAAGGATAATCGTATGATATCTCGTATAAAATATGCCTTGCTATTCTTGTTTGCACTCTTCTATGCGCTCACTGCTCTCCTTGCCATTGCCGGGGTCGCCGAGGCGCACTCTGCACAGCCAGCAGCGCCCGGACCTGTCAGTCAATCCTGGTATTTCGCGGAGGGCCGTGTTGGCGCTGGTTTTGTCCAGTGGATCACCGTTGGCAACCCAAATACCGCCGATTGTACTGTGAATGTGCAGTATAACTACACGATGGATGGAGCATCGACCAGCCTGGTCAAGACTGTTTCCTTCTCCGTTCCTCATCTCTCACGCCACACGCAGTATGTTAACGGGGATCTGAATATCAAGCAGTTTGCGCCAGGCGCGGCCACCCTCTCTGCTATCGTGTCCACCTCTGATTGCGCCGGGATCGTCGTCGAGCGGCCCA